GTGGTTGAATTATTAGCGTTGGCATTTAAAACAAACCTTGTTGAACTATTTGTCTTTAAGTTTATAGCATCATTTGAAGCAACCGTGAGACTCATATCACCACCTGTTTTCCAGATGGTGTTACCAGTATCTAATCCTCTTATTCGCAGTTCATCTAAGTTTGTGTAACCACCATTTACACGTAGATATGGAGTTTGTCCACCAAGAGTTGGGTTGTTAGTGGCATTTATCAGTAGTCTTCCATCAGAATTTATACGAATTCTTTCTGTTCCTTGAATAGCAAATATGTGATCAGCTGCTCTATACTCAGCACCTGCCCAATTATTACCACTATTGTTAACGGACCTTAGGACAATGTTTGATGTAGTACCATCACCTGAACCGTTACTACTATTTGCTACTTGAATTGCAGCACCACCAGACTGAGATGGCATCGCTACAGTCATTCTTCCATATGCTGTTGGCGAATCATATCCTACACCAATCAGTCCATTAGTATGAACACGAAGTCCTTCTGTTCCACCGATAAAGAATTTGTGTACCGATGCTCTAAATCTTAAAGGAACATTAGCAGATCCAGCATCATTATATGCCTCAATAGATGCCTCTGAAGACATAGAAGACAATGCTATATTTTGATCTGTTCCTGTTTTTACTTGGAATTGTGACAGTGATGTGCAATTAACACCAACCAGACCAGCAGAAGTTATACGAACACGCTCGGCTGCTCCAGCATTCATTACTAAATCATTACCAGAGTTTCTACTATAAACTCCAGCGCCATAATCATTCCAACCACTAAAGAATATACCAGCATTATCACCCATAAATGAGTCAGCACTTACATATGCGTTTCCGATTACAGATAATTTTGCTGTTGGATTGTTATCATTAATACCAACATTACCAGCAGAAGTTATGCGAAGTCTTTCTGATGAGTTAGTTGCAAACAAAATATTATTTGAACCAAGACCCTTAAGACAAAAATCATTTGCGATAGAACCACTGATCAATCTTCCTGCGTCTACAGCAAGACCCATGTGTGCTTTTACATCACCATCAACAGAAAATCTAATAGCATTCTGTTTATTAGTGCCACCAGCATTACCATTAACATTTAATCTAAGACAATCAGTTCCAGAACTATTGTAAACATCCAATATATGTCCTGGATTATCTGTCCCGATACCAACCGATCCAGTGGTTACATTAAACCCTTGATCGATACCAGTTATACTACCTGCGCCGTTAATAGATACTGACATTTATAACTCCTTAGACTACGGTCCAGACAGAACCAGAGGGAACAGTGACCGTGACACCATTGTTAATGGTTATTGGTCCGGCACTCATCGCATTTTTCCCACTGGTTATAGAATACGATGCACTAACGTTAGTATCATTCTCATAGAACACTGCATTACCAGAGGCACCAGAGGCACCACCAAAGCCACCCCATGCTGAGGAGTAACCTTCAAACTGTGCGTTATCAGTATTATAACGCATCATACCAGCAGCAGGACTTGAAGGTCTCTGTGCTGTGGTTCCTGATGTAATCTCAACTGCACCAGTGCCAGTGAAGTCTGCTGTAGATGCTGTTAAGATACCAACAGCAGAAATACCAGCACCAACATGAATGTCAGTTCTGGCGGTAATAATACCAATGGCATCAATGTTGGTTACGTCTTCATAGGTTAAAACACCACCAACATTCAGGTTACCACCTACAGTTAAGTGGTTACCATCAAAGGTAAGGTTAGAAGAACCAGTGGCAGAACCACCACTGTTATAGACAACCTGCCCATTTGAACCAGCAGTTGGTCCAGCAACACCTTGGTTTCCTTGAGCGCCTGCAGCCCCTTGGGCACCAGCGGCACCTGCTGCACCTTGAGCACCAGCAAGACCTTGAGCACCTGCAGCACCTTGGGCACCAGTGGCACCACCTGCACCTTGAGCACCAGCACTACCTTGCCTTACCCAAGATGAACCATCCCACTGCCATCTGGAAGAACCAGAAGTAAAAATATCATTTACTGACGGGCTATCAGGAAAGTTTAGTGCCATTATCTACACTTTTATTTGTATTTATGAAGGCTTAGTTGGCCAAACAACTTCAGTATCATTATCAAAACCATCAGTAATATCTCTGAGTGCTTGACGATATGTTGTCCACGCAGCAGGAATATCTGTTCCTTTTTCTTTATGCATGGTTACAACCCAGTCACATTCCGCAAGTTTTTTATTTCTTTCAGTGCGAACCATATCCAGTTTTGTTGATACCAAAGTGTCAAAGAAAGCATATCTTTCATCTGGATCTGTAATGTCTCCCGAATCACCGTATATTGGAAGTCCGTCGTCTAAAGGATGAGTAGCCATATCAATAACCTTGACTAAAGTATCTATAAGATGGATCAGTGAGTCCAGAGTTGCCGTATGGAGTACCACCTGCTGGACTCCAGCATTTAACAATTACATAATATGTAATATTGGTATTAGAGTAACCAGATCTGGTAAATTTAATACCGTTACGATTGACATTACCACCTACAGAACCTGAGAATGAATATGATGTATGACTCACATGCCAATCTTCATCGTGGACTAGCATACCATATCTTGATACATTAGCAAGAATATATCCATAACCATTTGAACCGTGTCCAGACTGAATATAGATTTCATAATAAATTCTACGATAACCATCTGGGTTATAGAATAATGTTTCAGTTTCACCGTCCTGCAAATTAAATGTGAAACCAAAAGTTCTTATATAAGATTGAGCATTCGAACTTTGATTTCTAGGTTCAACCCATGTAAAGAATGAACTAGAATTAACTTGAGCTCTTCGATTGGATGTTACATTAGTGCCAGGAGTTTGATTAGCAGCTTCGGCATAAAAATTAATTGCGTTTTGTTGGTTACTTCCATTACCACCAATATACATTCCAGCACCACCAATAGTGGAGTGTTGATTAATGATTTCAATTTGATGATTACCACTACCACTACTAGCACCTAACTTTAAGTTTTGTCCAAATAATGTATTGGCATGGTTATCAGATTGATATTGAGAATAACCACCAGGAGTATTCTGATTGGCAAATCCATTAATAACTAAATTTCCATTGGTTATCTCACCACCAGAAGTTAGACGCATCTTTTCACTGCCAGTCACTTCCCAAGTAAATATACCTGTGCTATGACTTCTTAATTCATTAGTAGCATCTCTACCTCTAACATAAATTCCTGCGTTGCCAGTTCCTACATTAGTAAGATACATATACTGGTCAGACCCTTCCAGCATTATGTTGCCACCAACATTCAGTTTTTCTGAAGGTGCCGTGTCGTTGATACCAATATTACCACTTGGTCTAATTACCAAATCATCTGGAGTTGCAGAAGCACCTAAACCGAGATAACCATCACTAGCAGTATTTGAAGCAGATACTGCTTGTATTGATGTCTGGAATGAAGTTACTGTACTACTACCATTATGTCTTGTTGCATTGAGGAATACTTTTGGAGAACTATCATGTCCTCCTGAAGATAATGAATAACTACCAGAAATACTGAGATCATAATTTGGGTTACCACCCATTGATATTTTTCTTGTTGATGCAGACCCACCAACTTCTAATGGTGTAGTAGTACCATAAACTCTTAATCCATTCAGTCCTGCTGGTGCTTGCAGCATTAACCTAGGATTGCCACCCCACTCCAAATAATCTGTTGTTGAATTATTTGTAGCAAACTTTACAGTGCCTCCAGAAGTTACACGAACTCTTTCATTTGATCCTGAACGGAGTAAAAGATTATCACCATCAGCACCGACCATTACAGCAGTATCAGTTGTAGAGTTATCTCTAAATTGAATCCATGCGTATTGATCAGTTGATGCAAATTTGGCGACTACATTGGTTACGCCAGAATTTACTGATAGTTGTGTATCTGGACTATTGTCATTAATACCAACATAACCAGCAGAAGTTATACGAAGTCTTTCTGAATTAGCAGTGTATATGTTAAAGTATGGAGAACCAGAGTTGTAGAAACCCTCTAGTCTAACACAATCATTATCTGATACAGATCCCAAGTAGATGTTCTGAGAGTTTCCATTCCCAGAAAGAATGCTTAAACCACAACCATTACTGTCTTTAATTACGAGGTTATCACCACTACCAGCAGGTGATGCAGAGTTAGCACCAGTTGTTATAGTTACTGTTCCACCAGTAACATCAATACCATTGCGTGCAGTTACAACACCAATAGAATCAACGTTAGTTACATCTTCGTAAGTAAGTGCTCCACCTACATCAAGGTCTCCCGTGATGTTTAAAGACGCAAAGGTGGATACACCACTTGTTACATTTGAGTTTATATTATTAAACGTCGCAGCAGAACCATCATGAGCATAAAAGTCAATGCTCCCACGATGTGCTGTTAAACTTGTTATACCCGAAATACTATTGGGTCTAATAACCGTCATTCTGCTATCCCTCCGTTCAGATATTTATTAGACCACAACATAGTTGCCATCAACAGACAGAGTTCCGTTGATAGTAACAGGACCAGCCATCAGTCCGTTGAAGTTTGTTCCGATATAATGATCTCCATTCAAAGTGTTATCATAGATAATCATTCCGTTTGATACATACATTCCTTGGAATGAGTTACCAATACCAACAAGGTCAGGGTCAGTTGTAGAAGTTGTGTTGATACCCAACTGACGAGTGGTATTAACACCAACACTATCATAGTTAAAGAAACTGTCACCATCAACACCAATGTTTCCATTGGTTCCTTGAGCACCCTGTGCACCTTGAGCACCTGCTGCTCCTGCTCCACCAGCAGCACCTTGAGCACCTGTAGGACCAGTTGAAACTTCAACCCACTGTGATGTGTTTCCATCATCATAGTAGATATTCATTCCACCGTCATCACTGTCCCACCAAAGATCTCCAGAACTTGGTGATGAAGGAGTGGAAGTGGAAATATTTACATTGGCACCGCCTCCGCCACCACCGCCTCCAGCGATGCTGATATCAATAGTGGAACCGTTAACAGCAAAAGTATTTCCAGCACCAATAAAGTTCAGTGTGGTAGCGTTACCAATGCTGCTACCAGCAGATGAGATACCAATATTTGTGATGTAAGAAGATGAGTCAACAGACCCGTCTGCTTTTAAGAACTGTGAGGAAGTTCCTCCAGTCTTTACAAATGATGTTGCTGTAGTAGCACCAACAATATTAGCACCACCAGCAAGAACTCTAATACCACTTCTTGCTGTAACAAATCCAACAGCATCAATATTAGTTACATCTTCATAAGTAAGAGTTCCACCAATACTAACGTTACCACTAAATGTTGCACTTACAGCAGTTATGTGTGATGGTATTGAACCTGTGGCACCTTGAGCACCGGTAGCACCCTGGGCACCAGTAGCACCAGGATCAGGTATTCGCTGCCAAGCAGTTCCATTCCATTGCCACCTTCTACCCGCTTCAGTATGAAAGTCGTTAAGACTTGGATTAGAAGGAAAGTTTAGTGCCATTATCTATACTTTTTTGACTATTTATGAGGTCGCAATACCTGCTGCTACTGCGTCATTCACAAGTTTTACACGCCATGCTTCTTTGACTGCATCAGTCCAGGCAGCATTGCAGATTGCTTGAACATCAGCATCCTCTCCAGAGATATCAGTATCAGTGAGAGTACTTGTTCCTTCTGCTACAGTTCCTGGTTGAAGAGTGTGACGATGAAATGAACGGTTTATTTCTACACCGTCTCTTTCGATAACAGTTGCTCTACGAACTTGAATTGCTTTGTATTGACCAACGACTTCAATCTTATCGTTTTCGAATCTTTCAGTAAGTGCCATTAGGGAAGTCCTCCAGACTAAACGGGTTTAGGCGTATTATTTATTATGCGTAGTAGATAGCTGTTCCAGATATACTTAGGTCATTATCAACATATGAATGGTTCATAGTATCTAAAGCGGCATTACTGTCTCTTCTTGTCATGAAAAAATAATCAGTTCCTCCTTCTACATATCCAGAAACTGGACCATTAGAAACCTGACCAGCATTGAATCCATTATCATGACCAATATGCACCTGACCATCAATACCACTTGAAGTAAATGTGTCTGCTGCAGTAAATGGTAATCCTCTTATTGTCAAGCTTCCAGTGCTAGTTCCTTTTGAAGTTAAAGTAATTCTAAACTGTGCAAAAACTTGTCTACCAATTTTAGTGTAATGACCTTCCTGTCTCGAATATGTCATTCCAGAAGCGGCATTAGCAAAACGCAGATCAGGAGTCCATGAGCCTTCTTCATAATCGTCCAGAACTTCGGAAGACATTCCTGTAGCATCAGAAGTTGCAGAGAAGTCAATACCTCCACCAGATGGTAATGCAATTACTCCATTTCTTTTTATTCTTGCACATTCAGAACCACCAGTTCCATCATCTTGTCTGGTTCTAAAAACCATCTCTGCATTATTAGAACCATTTCCACCAACAACAATTTCCCAAGCTCTAGCATTAGCATTTGCATTATTAGAATCCATTCTGATTGCTATGTCAGAATTTTGTGCAAGATGAAGAACTTTAGTTGGATTATCAGTTCCAATACCGACTAAACCACCAGTTGCTATACGCGCTGACTCCGACATTGCGGTTCCACCACTACTCAGTCGGGTCTTGAATACTATATCTGGTCGTCCATTATTTGCATATTCAATTTCAATTGCTGCTAAATTAGTAGTTCCAGTGGAACCTTGCGTCCAGTGAATTCCACTATAATTACCATCACTAATACCGCCAGTCTGTCTAAACTCTAAATCATATCTTGTAGTATCATCAGAGCGAGTATGTAATAATTGACCAGCAGAAGTTATACGAAGTTTCTCCGTGCTATTCGTACCAAAGGTTAATATATTAGAACCAGGCGAACTAATAGAAGTTCCAGCACCAAGACTTACCATTCCACCAACGGTAATATCAGTGCTAATGGCAACATTAGTAGCGTTGATATTTACACTATTAGGACTTGTGATCGTTGGTGTGCCTGATGCACTGATCAAATTAAGTTCCTTTACGCCAAAACTTTTATCTGCCATTTCAAGTTTTTTATGTATTTAGGTTTGCTTGATTGATATACCAGTGATATCCAAGTTACTTATACTAGGAACAGCATCATTGGCAGTTTCATCGTGCAATAATCTTTTCTCTGCACCTCTCATATTATATGCACCAGTCCAATAAGTTGTTTGGGTATCATCAGTATATTCATCCTGATACTTATCAGTCAGCTTTGTTCCTCTATTTTTCAACCACTCTTTTACTTGTGCTGATGTTGCACCTGGATTCATTTGCATATAAAGAGCAATAACACCTGATGCTACAGGAGCTGCTGCACTTGTTCCATTGAAGTTTGTATCATAAAAACGATTATCATCATACCTTTCATAATCTTCATATGAAGATACTCCATTTGTTCCTGGTGCTAATGTTTCATCAGCAGGTGCCCATACATCAATACCAGGACCGTTATTAGAGTATGATGCTTTCCTTTCAGAGTAGTCAGTAAGTATGAATTCATCCATAGCACCAACACAAATGACTGGATGGAAGTCAGCAGAACTATCAAACCCAATACCTTGTGGGTTCATCCAGTCCCTATGATTACAAGGACAAGCATTACCTGGGAACTCCGATCTAGGGTCACCGCTACTAAACCAATCATCATCCATATAGTTTAAACGATCTGGATCATCAGCACCGACACCCAGTCTCTGGTTGTTGTTTCCTGCTGCAGCGACATAGATAACACCTGCATCTATCAGTTCATCACCAGCAGTGTTGATAGATGATGAGCGTGAAGATGATGACCAAGACCTGTATGCACCAGTAACTTGATTGGAAAGACCATCTTTCATTGCAGTTACTTGATCAGTAACAGAAGCATTACCAGTAAATGAACCTGTCGATCCTCTAAACTTATAACTAACAGAATCGTTTGACGCAAATGCTGCTTGATATCCCCAACTACCATTAACGACAGTGGGGTTCTTTCTACCAGTTTCTGTATTGACTGGTTTGTTACGATGCCAGATCTTTATCAGATCATAGTTTGCTTCAATACCCATCCCAACATTATCACCAATACCAGGCATGTTCCAAATGTTTGCTTCAAAAGCAATACCCATATAGTTACCTGCGGCAAGACCAGCACAAGCAGTTCCATGTCCGCTACTCATTCCATTTGACCCATCAAGATTATCACCAGCAGCCCTTGAAGCAGTATAAGTAGCAGGTATTGCTACAGTACCCTCTGACTGAAAAGCAGCAGAACGATTAGAAGCATTCTCCCACCAACCCTCAGCAGATGCCGTTGTGATACCAGTTCTACCATCTGGTTTAGTGTAAGTAAAATTATTTGTTGTAAAATAATCAGGATCAATATGATAAGGTCCATCAAGAACAATATCATTTACTCTTGATTGTCCGTTGACCATGAACTCTGGATGATACTGAAGAACACCAGAATCGTGAATAACAATATCAACATTCTTTCCAGTAAGACTGTAACTTACATCATCATTAATAACTGGAGGGTTACCAGTTACATTTGGCCAACTATCTCCATTGGTTTGAACACCTACTCTCTTTACTGCCCAACTTGTTCTATACAACTCAGCAGAAGTAGGACTTGTTGCTGGTGGTGCATTAGTAGCACTTAGATCCCTGTATATTTTTGTATTACCACGAAACCTTTTTGTAGCAGGTGATGGTTCAGGAAACGCTTCAGGGTTATCTGTAGGAGATAACTCAATCCATTTAACATGAGGATGAGTAGCAATCTCTGCTGCTTCATCTTCAGTCAACTCATAGGTTCCTCTTGTAGGACTATGATTCTTACTATCTGTACAGGTTACTTGTCGATCAGGAATACCATCTTGGTTGGAGTCAACTATAAGAGCATCGTGTATCTCACTCCAATACTCAGGACTTGTAACCGCTAATGTGTATTTCTTCATCGCAGTATCTTTCTCGTGATTCTATATGTAGTAGTTCCACTCACACCAGTCTCTGGTGTTGCTCTAAGTCTAATATTTCCACTACTGATATCAGTGCTCATTGAAACAAGCAGTCCACTCTTGTGCATAATACCATACTCTTGATAATATGCCAGAGTGCCATCGTGCATTGCTAGAACTTTTTGTGCTTGTCTATTAGTGCCATTCTCAATATAAACTGTATATTCCACAGTGTTGACAGAAACAATAGGAGTTTCATCAATTGTAGCGGCAGAACCAGCTGTAGCACTAAAGGTTCCACTTATTATTGCATCACCCAGGATAATAATTTTACCCACCATCCCACCATGATTAGTGCACTGATAGAATAGAGTTCCTGGAGCATCATATTGAACATTGAAAACTATGTTACCAGACGATGCTCCATTGTTAGTAACACCATCACTATATGCAGAACCGCCAGACGAAGAGCGAATCTGAAATGGATGTGATCCACCAGAGTTATTAATAAACGTATATCTCTGACCTCTTACCAAATACAGGTCTGGGTTATCATCAGACCCACTATTACCAGGACCTGTAAACCTATATGCACTTGAACCGTTAGCAGTTACAGTCCAAGTAACTTGAGAATCTGTGTTGTTACTTCCACCTGCGGCACCCTGGGCACCATCAGCACCTTGAGCACCTGTGTTTCCTGTTCCAGTATTTCCCTGATGACCTTGTGCTCCTTGAGCTCCTGCAGCACCTTGAGCTCCTGCAGCACCTTGGGCACCAGCAGCACCTTGAGCACCTGCGGCACCTTGGGCACCTGCGGCACCTTGGGCACCATCAGCACCTTGAGCTCCTGTTCCACCGCCTCCACCACCAGCAGCACCTTGATGACCTTGAGAACCTTGGGCACCATTAGTTCCTGCAGCACCTTGAGCACCTGTAGCACCAGTTGCACCTTGGGCACCTGTTCCACCACCGCCACCACCGGCAGCACCTTGAGCACCTGTAGCACCAGCGGCACCTTGAGCACCTGTAGCACCAGTTGCACCTTGTGCTCCACCAGTGGCACCTTGAGCACCTGCGGCACCATCATTACCTTGTGCACCCTGTGCACCAGCAGCACCAGTAGTTAAGACACGAGTCCAAGAATCTCCATTCCACTTCCAAGTGGTCCCATTCTCAGTATGCTGTTGATTAAGAGTAGGGCTATTGGGGAAATTTAGTGCCATTATCTACTTTTATTTGTATTTATCTGCCAAAATACTTTCTTGTATGCTGCCAGATTTCAGCAGCATCAGCTTCTGTCAACATTTTCTTCCAACTAGCTACCCATGCAATATAACCAGCCATACCGTTAAGATCCTCCTTTGACCAAGCTCTACCTATAAAGAAATTTGTATTAGCAGTGTTTTTACCACTATTGTACTGGTTATATCCATCTAATTCACCATCAATATATGTCATACAACCCTCACTATCAGCACACATTATAACCAACTGCCATTTGCCAAGTAATAATCTATGTTGTGAATCATTAGAATCACCCATTCTCCTGTCAAAACCATGACCAAGGAATTCCCACTGACCACCACGTACACCATTCATACCAGCACTAGCAGTATTCAAACCACCACCATTTGTCCAATTAGGAGTTCCATCTTGCCCTCCCCAATGATAATCTCCACCAGTGTTTTGATTATTATAAATCCACCACATATTTGAGATTCCATTAGAACCTCCATTAAAATATGTGCTGGAACCTGAGAACCACAACCATTTTGTTGGATTAGTTCCACTGTATACCTCACAGCATCTTACACCACTGACAGTTGATATAGTTGCATTTTGATTTGCACTTGGATTGTTACTTTGTTGATTTGTCCAACGTCCTATATGATTAGTATCTCTTAAATTTACAGCACTACTACCTGTTGGTTGACTTGTTGTATCAAACGCTTTCCATTCAAAAGTGCAATTTTCGGTTACACCAAGTGGTAAATTTTGTCCAGAATAATTAATACCCATTAAACTTCCTCCATTTTTATTCTGAATTTCTTTCCGTTACGATTATTTATCATAAAGATGTCATCTTCACCTTCCTGTAAAGTCCAATCACCCCAAGTTCCATCTACATCATTTCCGCCAGTATCTTTCCTCGCTTCATTGGACAATTGTAAGTCCATCGTATAGATGTCTTTCCAGCGATACGAAGCAGATCCTAAGTCACTTTGATTATTAGTAAGTGGTATAAACGCAGCATCACTAAACTGATAGTGATCACCACCATTACACATAATTTTTACAGGGTGATTACTTGTCGCCCCCACTTTACCCACATTATGACCAGTATGCGAATACATGGTCATGACAATACCATCACTTACACAATGTACATCAAGTCTAGCATGGCTTGAACCGGCAATATTAACTCTTCCATGCCAGTTACCAGTATTACTTACGTTTCCAACACCATTTCCAAATTCGTTGTACGTATTAGAGAAACTGTTTGAGTCCGTCCACGTTGCAATTCTATTACTATTGAGATAAGCAACTCCACTAGTATTAGACATTTCAAGTCTAGATCCACCATCATGAGCAAGGTACATAGTACCATTTGATGAAGTTCCAACGTAACCATCTCTACTTCCATTAGTACCATAGAACTGAATATAGTTCCAATCACTAGTATCACCACTAGGCGCTACAAGATTTAATTTACCATCATCAGTAGATCTAATAGTTACAGTACCATCAATAGTTGTAGTACCATCAACATCTAAACTATCGCATTGCAACTCTCCAGTAATGTCTACACCGTCTGACTTTGTAGACAACTTAGTATTGTTTTGATATCTCAGGTGAACTGCTCTATTCGTGTCAATCTGAATTGCAGTATTAGTTGTTGAACCATCATTAGTTTGAATATAAAAATTTTCCCACGCACCATCTCCGCGCATTCTCAAATATCCACTGCCATCATTTCCTTGGTAGAAACTTAATCCACGGTCTGATGTTGAATATGTGTCGTTACCAATCGTTAAAGCCCATGGTGATTGATCGTCTGCTCTTATGGATACTAGGGGACTTGTAGCTCCATTGTCAGTAATAACTAAACGTTGTGATTGTAAACCTCCAGTGACTGTAACACCAGATAATGTAGTTTCTAATTTTTTGGAGTTGTCATAATACAATTCAACACGTCCATCTCCAATAAACTGTGCTATTGTTTCACCAGTATACTTATCAAATCTGATGTTATTTGAACGAATTCTTATATCTCCAGTGCCAGAATCATCAATGTATGAATGACTGCCGTCGTGATAAATCTGTAAATCATCACCAGTTCCTAAGAATATTTTCTGACTATCAGGAACCTTAACACCTGCTCTAGCAGTTATAACACCAACTGAATCAATATTACTTACATCTTCATAGGTTAATACACCACCAACATTTAAGTTACCACCAACAGTTAAGTTTGTTCCATCAAAAGTAAAGCTAGAAGAACCTGCTGGATTATTACTACCGTCTTTATAAACAACCTGACTGGATGAACCTGCTACAGGACCAGTAGAACCCTGAGCACCGGTAGAACCAGTAGAACCAGCAGCACCTTGAGCTCCTGCAGCACCTTGAGCACCAGCAGCTCCTGCAGCACCTTGAGCACCAGCAGCTCCTGCAGCACCTTGAGCACCAGTAGCACCCGCTGCACCTTGAGCTCCTGCAGCACCTGCAGCACCCTGTGCGCCGGCGGCACCTTGAGCACCAGCAACACCTGCATCACCAACAGATCCTTGAGCACCAGTAGCTCCACTAGCAGCACTTACCCATTGTGAACTATTACCATCATTATAATACATGTAGAGTGCTGCTACATCAGAGTCCCACCAAAGATCTCCTGTCTGAGGGTTTGTAGGAGCATTGGTTGAGATACCAACCATTGAGTCTGCACCATTTGCAGATACCCAGAATGCTCCAGACCCAGCACCAGTCTCACTCTCGTCGTAATATATTTTTAAGTCGCCAGTATCACTCTCCCACCACATATCTCCATGAGTAGGACTTGACGGAGCGTTATCAGAAACAGTAACCGATGCTCCACCAGAACCCTGCATCTCCCATACAGAACCATTCCATACCCAAGTCAATCCATTATGAGTATGGGTATCATTTAGAGAAGGACTATTAGGAAAATTAAGTGCCATTATCTACTTTTTGATTATTTATCAATATCCCAGAACATGATATGTTCCAGAAATATAAAATGCTGCATTGGCAGTTAAATTACCTGGATACAATCTACCACTTCCAGTATTGGTGTTAATATGCAAATCTATTTTATTACCACTTTCATTAACAAGACCTATACAACCTGCAGAAATACCAGTAAGAGACTGACTCCAAACATTGCAAGAATACTGACCCCATCCACCAGCATTACCAGAATATGGAAGACCTGTTACTCTCACCCATCCAGTTCCATAAGTGGATATAGCACTCAAACCAACAAAACATCTGAAGTAAACCATACTACCAATTTTGATGTATTCTCCTTGAGTTTGATAAAGAGTGTAACTACCATTACCATTACTTGTCTCTAAACCTGGACTCCATGAACCCTCCTCATAATCGTCCAGAACTTCAGAAGTCATTCCTGCTGCATTGGAATTAGCACCAAAGTCAATACCAGTTGATAGATAAAGCGTACCCCAACGCTTAGCATTTGCTCCTAGATTTTTTGATCCAGCAGGAACATAAGCACCAGTGTTTAACTCTGAGTGTGTGGAACCATTAACAAGATACTCTAATGTATGTTGGGTGTTATTGTAATCTAAACCACCATTCGTGCCATTTAAATAGACACGACCAGTTGTTTTTGTGCCGTTGGATACGGTTTCAAATTTCCTGGAGTTGTCGTGATAAAGTTCTACTGCTCCACCAGCTGCAACTGTAATTCCATTTACATTACCATTTGGTTGGATAAAAATATCGTCAGTAGCCCGTAAGTACAAATCATCACCGATTCCTCGAATATACAAACTGCCAGTAACATTATCAATAAAACTATTTGAACCATTGTGATAAAGTGATAAATCATCACCAGCACCCAACCTAATTCTATCACTGTCTCTCATATCGAGATGACCATCAAGCACCTGATCGCCAGATATTTCTACACCATTTGCTGTAGTTCTAAATTTTCTACTACCATCATAGTAAATATCTACCGCACCATCTTGAACGAAGTCTATTGCTTTTTCACTTCGCGCAGCATTCATCAACTGAATTCTGCTACCAGAAATAATTAATTCTCCACTACCCTCATCAGCAATATAAGAATGAGATCCATTGTGATAAATCTGTAGGTCATCACCAGCACCCAACTTAATTTTTTGACTATCACCAAGACTTAGTTCAGTTCCATTGATAAGTTGAAGTTCATCTTGATTCCATCTAGCACTAATATTATTAGATCCATTTTTTCTATGGGCAATTTCAATGATACCATCTTCAGCACCATTTGTAGGGTCACCAATTTTTCCAGTTATCTTGGCATAAAGACGAGTAGCACCAGAAGTGCTTTCACCTTGAAACTTAATCTGACCAATATAGTCTGCAGAAGCAGGTGAAGAACTATTTCTGTATAGAGAAAGTTCTGGACCAGCACTATTATCATCAGCAGTATCTGTAATGGTGAAGTCACCAGTAAGACCTAAAGTAGTTCCATCAAAAGTTAAATTAGATTCGCCATTTAAATTAGTTCCACTACCACCAGTAATGACTCTATTGTCAGCATTGTTCGCTATTGTAGCAGAACCAGCAGCACCTTGAGCTCCAGCAGCACCCGCTGCACCTTGGGCACCAGCAGCACCTTGGGCACCAGCAGCACCTTGGGCACCAGCAGCACCTTGAGCTCCTGTAGCACCAGATCCAGTAGCACCCTGGGCACCAGTTGCACCTGCTGCGCCTTGAGCTCCTGCAGAACCTGTGTCACCCTGAGCACCTGTTGGTCCAGCATTAGATACCGAAACCCATTGTGATGAGTTAGGGTCATCATAATACACTGCCATCTTACCAGTGTCGCTGTCCCACCAAAGGTCACCCTCATCAGGGTTTGATGGTGCATTAGTTGAAACTGCTACTGATGCTCCACCGCCACCAGCGATACTAATATCAACTGTTCCACCATTTACGGCAAAAGTATTACCAGCACCGATAAAGTTCAGCGATGTAATGATACCAGCATGTATTGAAACACCAGCAGAGTGAATACCAATACCATCAAGACCATCAGTGGCAGTTACAATACCTGATGCATTGATATTGTTTACTTCAAAACCTTCAGAATGTAAGTTCTGAGTATGGAATTGAAGACCTTGAGTGTGTCCTAATGTGAGGGCAGTTCCTACTTGGACAGTATTGTTAGAACCATCAAGGGTGAGAGTTGACTGACCAACTGTAAGAATACCTGTGACTAATGCATCACCACCAACAACAAGTTTGTATCCTGCTTGTGCTGTAGTGGATCCAATACCTACACTTGCAATGGTATGAATGCCAACATTATCAGATTCCCAATAGTTTACGATACTTTGAAGAATACCAGCGTTAGCATCTACCCACTGGTTACTGTCACCATCACTATAGTATATCTTCAGTGTGCCTGTGTCACTTTCCCACCACAGGTCACCAGCATTTGGTGATGGGGGAGCAGCATCTGAAATAGTTACAGTTTCTGAACCACCAGCAGTTTCTACCCACTGGTTACTATCACCATCAGCATAGTAAATATACAGTTCACCAATATCACTATCCCACCAGAGGTCTCCAGAACTAGGAGAACCAGGAGGGTTTTGTGATATAGAAACATTGGCTCCACCGCCACCACCTCCACCGCCTCCAGCGATGCTGATGTCTACAGTGTTACCATTTACTGAGAAAGTATTACCAGCACCAATAAAGTTCAGTGTGGTTGCATTATTACTGATAACGGTCCCAGCAGACTGGATACCTAACTGACCTCCAACACCAGTCAGTCCAGAACCATCACCAAAGAGTTTATAAGCAGTAACAATACCAGCAGCGATGACTGCTGTGTTACTGGAGTCTACAGCAACAGCAACATTGGTTGTACCAACACCAACATTACCTGCTAGAAAATCAATATCGTATGAAAGACTACCGACACCAACGTTCCAAGGGTTGACAGATACAATCGTCGTCCCTACACCTACGTTACCCTGATCTTGTTCAAGGTAAAGCTTACCATCGTAAGTGTTTATTGCAAGTTCCCCCAGCGCCAACTGCGTGGTAGTGGGAACCTTATTAGGAGTAGAAGACCTCCTAATATAAATCTTTGGATTCGCCATTATGTGTGTCGGTATATACCAGATTTAAAGCAGTATTTACTGCTATCTGATATATTTATCAAGTGCAATTATTCCTTCTAGAGCCGTATTTGTAAAGCTTGACAGCAGGTTCTGGTTTCATCCACTCTTGAATCTTCTCATACCTTTCAGCACTAAAAAACTCCTGAGAAAGATACCAATCTTCCACAGGAGTATAACCTTTATCTTGATTGCAGGAGTGGCAGGCACACAGACAGTTCTTCGTAAAGTCTGTTCCACCTTTTGATCTAGGGACAATGTGATCTATTGTGAGTTTCTCATCGGAACCACAATAGGCACATTCCCAACCCCATTCTTCCTTTATCTTTGACCTCCATAACCTCTTTGCCTCGGCGGAACTAGTTGTCTGAAGGTTGAAGACATAGGCTTGAAAGGAGTTATAGAGAGGCATAAAAATTTGCGTCTTGCATTTATTTATCAATCCCTCTAATCTTCTTCCATTTGTTATACATGGCTTGAAGATGCCAAGATTGTGCCAGACTCTTAGGACCGTTCTCAAGCAAAATAAGATCTCTCTTATCACTTGTGAACTGTTTGTAATCCTCTCTCCAATTTTTATTATTAGGTGAGGAAAACTTCGTCATAGTCGCTTTCTCCAATTGATTGAACCTCAACCTCTTTCCAAGAACCACCTACACCACCATCCATATTAACAATAATATCTTTGGTTGGAAGTTGTTTTGCAGGTGTAACATTAATAATATCACCAGGGAGAGGAGTAAACTGGTAGTAGTGCCCCTCCCATCTAGCGTTTCTCATATTCATGAGGTTGACTGCATCTCTTTCCCATCCACAGTCCGCTATCTTTTCATTTCTTGGATTGAAAACTGAGTAGATACCGTTCATCGCTTAACTGCTGCCCAGTCCTTATCAAAGATTTCAAGACCTTTGTCAGTAAGAATGTGGTCATACATCTGCTCAAACACCTTAGGTGGCATCGTGCAGATCTCAGCACCATTATACCAAGAGCGAACAGCACGCTGAACACTTCGAATAGAAGCAGCAAGAACCTGAGTCCTCACTCCATGAATACGATAGAGTTCAGAAATAGAACGCACAACCTCAAGACCGGCAACGGACTGGTCATCAAGACGACCAACGAAAGGTGAAACATAAGTAGCACCTGCCTTAGCAGCAAGCACTGCCTGAGCAGCACTGAAGATAAGGGTTACGTTGACCTTGATGTTCTGGTCGGAAAGAGACTTACATACTGCAAGTCCTTCACGGGTGCAAGGAACTTTGACGGTGCAAACTTCCCCAAACTTTTCATAAAGACGCTTGCCTTCACGATACATCTCACCCTCGTCACCAACCACTTCCATACTGATATCAGTGATACCAATATCTTTGATCTCTTGGTAAACCTCTTCAGGGTTACGACCACTCTTCATAATGAGTGTGGGGTTGGTAGTTACACCGTCTACCAACCCACTACGATAAGCATTATTAATTACCTCGGTGTCGGCAGTATCAAGAAAGATTTTCATGTAATTATGAGTATATTGCATCAGTAGAGTTCGTCTTCCTTATCAGTTTCAATAACACAATCAGAGGTTGGGCGAGCGACACAAGTCAACACAAAACCTGCTTCAATTTGATCATCGTCAAGGAAAGACTGTTCTTCTTGGTCAACGGTGCCAGAAACAATTTTTCCTGCACAGGAGGAACAAGCACCAGCACGACAAGAATAGTTCATGTCAATGCCAGATTCTTCAGCGACATCAAGAATTGATTCGTCTTCTGGACACTCAAAAGTATTTTCCGTTCCGTCAGGAGCACGGAGAGTTACATTAAAAGCCATAGTTTAGTTAACGTGTACTGTACCAATCATACCAGCACCCTTATGAGGAGCACACCAGTATGTGTAGTCACCTGCTTCAGTAAAGGTGACATCGAACTCTTCACCAGGAAGCAATGCAAGTGCTTCATGGTCCAGTTCTGGATGATCCTCAACAATAACATTGTGAGGAGGGAGCATATTATTCACAAAGTGAACTGACTCACCTGCGGATATTGTAACATCTGCTGGTTCAAAAATCAAGTTTCCATCTGAACCCATCATGACATCTACAGCCCAAGCAGGTGCAGCAAGAAAAAGTGTAGCGAGAAGTGCGAAAAAGAACTTCATTTAGTTTACGCAACTTCAGTATATATTACTTCTGTATACCGTGATACCTAGTATTTGTGCGGACTTCCTCACTAACCAGTTTACCAAATTCTGTTACACATTGACCCCACTTTTTTCTTGCTTCTTTTGCTTCTTCACTAGTATTATCTTTGTCCCATATTTCTTTCCATACCAACCAGAGGTCACGACATTCGTCCGACTTACACTGTAAATGCGGTTCCCTATACATTAGGAACCTCTGATGGGTTGTGTGCCCTTGACTACATTACTATTTATTTTGAGACATAAAAAAAAAGAGGGTGTTAACCCTCTTAGTATATCATACTACTTCACCCGACTGGGTGATCTCTTAGAACCTCCCGACAGATTCGTTTACATGTTGCCTGACTATCGTCACATTCAATCAAACAATCATAATAGTCGTTGATAACATCTGATTCCTCCAATGATCGATCCAGTGTTTTGTTTAAACGGCGGAAAGCGTCTTTCCAACCTTCGAGTTGATTATGCGAAAGAATGTTGTGCATAATGACCTCCACGTAATTTAAATCATGTCAAAGTTTATAAAGGGTTTGGGGGGGGGTTTCACTTCATAGTGGATTTCTCAACTCTACGGTATATAGAGAAAATGTGTCCATTTACACATTTATTATTAAACTTTTCTTTCTTTTTTACATAGGTACAAAAAAAGAGAGGTTACTTAACCTCTCTCTTGATCAAAGTGCGTTGCCTCGGGGTAAGACTTCTTCTGGGAAGATAAACTGTTCGTGTGGTTGATCTACTGGTGCCATCCATGCACGTAGACCTTCATTCAAGAGAATGTTCTTTGTATAGAAAGTTTCAAACTCTGGGTCTTCCGCTGCACGGATCTCCTGAGAGACGAAATCGTAAGCACGGAGATTAAGAGCAAGACCGATGATGCCAATGCTGGATGTCCAGAGTCCCATAACAGGAACAAATAGCATGAAGAAATGAAGCCAACGTTTGTTAGAGAAAGCGATACCAAAGATCTGGGACCAGAAACGGTTCGCTGTGACCATCGAATACGTTTCCTCCTCTTGCGTTGAATCAAACGCTTTGAACGTGTTTGCTTGTTCACCATCTTGATAAAGTGTATTTTCTACTGTTACACCATGAATCGCTGAAAGCAACGCTCCTCCCAAGATTCCAGCAACTCCCATCATATGAAAGGGGTTGAGCGTCCAGTTATGGAAGCCTTGAAGGAATAATAGGAATCTGAATATCGCTGCCACACCAAACGACGGTGCAAAGAACCAACTG